CCTTCTTCGCGCCGGACGCGCCGGCCCTGCTGTTCCCTGGCGAGACGCCGCAGCCCGGCGACGAGTCGCCCGTCCAGCGGGCGTTGGAGTCCTTTTGGGAGCACGCCGACCTGGAAGCGTTCGTGACGGACGTGGCGCTGGCCGGCTTTGTCAGCGGGCACCCGTTCTGCAAGCTGCTGCTACCGGAGCGCGCCGGCGACCCGCCGAGTGTAGCGGTGCTGGACACGCGGCATGTGACGGCCATGTGGGATGTGATGAACACCAAGCGGGCGCTGTGGTACCGGCTGGAGTGGGAGCTGGACAGCGAGACGACGCGCCGGCAGGACATCGTGCCCGACTGGCTGCTGGTCGAGGGCGAGGGCGCGCCGGCCTACAACCCGGACAGCACCTGGACGATTATCGAGTACGAGAAGGCGCGCACCACGCAGAACAAGTGGGCCGAGCAGGGGCGCGACGCCTGGGCCTATCCGTTCAGCCCGATTGTGCAGTGGAAAAACGGGCCGGCGCCCCACACGTTTTACGGGCCGTCGGACCTGCGGCACTACCGGCTGAACGACGCGGTGAACTTCGTGGCGTCCAACAGCCTGCGCATCATCAAGTACCATGCCCACCCGCGCACGATTGGCGTGGGCGTGAACGCGGACCAGGTGAAGGAAACCAGCATCGACGGCTTTTTCTCCATCCCGGAAGGCGCCTCAGTGCAGAACCTGGAGATGCGCGGTGATTTGGCGTCCTCCATGCAAATGCTGGACCGGCTGCGCAGCGCATTCTTCACGCAGATGCGGACGGTGGACTGGTCCTCGCAGAGCGACAAGGTGGGCCAGCTCACCAACTTCGGTCTGCGCGTGCTGTTCGATGACATGATGGAGCAGACCGAGGCCAAGCGACGCGTGTACGGGCAGGCCATCGCGGAAATCAGCCGGCGCGCCGTCATCATCATGGGCCATGCCGCGCCCGCGCCGCCGGCCCTGGAGTGGCCCGACCCGCTGCCCCAGGCGCGTGAGGAGCTGGTCAAGGCCGCGCAGTTGGAGCAGCAGCTGGGCTTCACCAGCAACCGGACGCTGGCGGCGGACCTGGGCCGCGACTTCGACGAGGAAATCGAGCGCAAGAGCACCGAGGCGCAAGAGGGCGGCGATATGCTGGGCAGCCTGCTGGCGAACATTGGCCGGGCGGGGGCGTTCTGATGGGACGCCCGCGGTTCCCGACGACGCTCGATCGCATCCGCGCCCGGACCGACTGGCGCGAGCGGCTGGAGCGCGAGTACCAGCCCACGTCCGAGCGGCTGCAGCAGAGCTACACGCGCGTGCTGCGGCGCATCGAGCCGGAGGCGCTGCGCCTGAACCAGCGCATCATCGAGATTTACGAGGCTGAGGGGCGCATCGCCGTCTCTGACGTGCGCGGCCTGCGGGCCTACACCGCCCTGCAGCAGCGCATCGAGGCGGAAATGGACGACTTCGCCCGGCTGGCGCGCGGCGAGACGGACCTGGCCGCGGGGCGCATGGCCGGCCTGGGCGCCGAGTCTGCCGAGCGGCTGGCGCTGGCCTCGGCGGGCCGGCTGGCCCCCGAGGTCCGCGCGGCCTGGGTGCGCCCGAACCCCGAGGCGCTGGCGCGGCTGGTGGGCTACACCGACAGCGACGCCTTCCGGGCCAAGTGGGCGGCCTTCGGCGAGAACGCCGCGCGCAACTTCGGCGACGTGTACCTGGCCGGCATCGCGCAGGGCAAGAACCCGCGCGTGATGGCCCGCCTGGTGTCCAACTGGTACGGCGTGCCGTATGCGTGGGCAGAGAACAGCGCGCGCACGACGGCGATTTGGAGCCACCGCACCGCCAACCACGCGACGTATGCGGCCAACAGCCACATCGTGGAGTCGTGGATTTGGAGCAGCGCGCGCAGCCTGACCACGTGCGCCAGCTGCTGGGCGATGGATGGCCGCGAGTTCCCGGTGACGGAGGTGCTCATCGACCACCACGCCGGGCGCTGCGCCCCGGTGCCCAAGGTGCGCGGCGTGCCGCTGGCGCGCGACCTGGGGCCGGACGCCTTCGGGCGGCTGAATGAGGCCGACCAGCGCGCGATACTGGGCGCGGCGCGTTATGAGGCGCTGCGGCGCGGGGACATCGGCTGGGGCGATATGAGCCAGCGGTACAGCGACCCGGTGTTTGGCGAGATGCTGCGCGTATCCTCGCTGCGCGACCTGGGGGTGACGGCATGAGCGCGGGCACGCTGCTCAACGGCGGCAAGCCGCTCATCGTCACGTTCCGGGACCTGGCGCTCGCCACCGCGGCCTTTCACCACTGGGAGCGGCGCTACGTGCACAGCCTGCATGACGTGTGGAAGGTGGGCGCGCCGACGCCCGACAGCATCATCCGCCACCCGCGCGGCTATGACGAGCGCCAGCGGCAGGCGGGCAACTACGAGGCGCGGATTGTGCCGCCGACCGCGCTGGCGCGCTGGTTCCTGGATGTCTCGACGGCGCGCGGGATGCCGCTGGACTGGCGGCAGTGCCTGAATTTGGCGGAGGGGCGCGCCGACCTGGGCGTGGACCTCCACGACCAACCCCTTTTATTCGAGATGAGGACACGACCATGACGGACGACAAGGGCCAGACGCCCGCACTCCCTGTGCCAGACGCACCGACGCCCGAGAAGCCGGCGCCGACGCCGACCCCGCCTGAAGGCGAGAAGCCAGCCGAGGAGCCCAAGCTGTTTGACGCGGAGTACGTGCGCGAGCTGCGCAGCGAGGCGGCCAAGTACCGCGTCGAGAAAAAAGAGCTGGAGAAGCGGCTGGCGGACCTGGAAACGGCCCAGCACAGCCGCGAAGAGACCGAACTGGCCGACCAGCAGAAGTGGCAGGAACTGGCCGACAAGCGCGCCAAGGAGCTAGACGCTATCCGGGCGCAGTTGGAGGGCCAGCGCGTCGAGACGGCGCGCCTGCGCATCGCAGCCGAGTTCGGCCTGAACGTCCCGATAGACGATGGCGAAACGTTGGCTGATCGTCTGCGAGGCACGACCGAAGAGGAGCTGCGCGCGGACGCGGCGAAACTGGCCAAGTGGTTCACGTCGCTCAAGCCGGCGACGGGCGAAGCCCCCGATAGCCCGGCACCGGACAAGGCGGCACCCACGACGCCAGGGGCAGGACGCCCACAAACGACGGCAGTCCCAGGTGGAAAGCCGGCAGGGAAGACGGACGAAGACCGGCGGCGGGAATACTTGCGCGGTTCGCAGGAAAGCCCGCTGTTTCAAGCGCCGCCCTCGGGGGGCGTGGTCTGGAACTCCGGCAAACCCGACTAACGGCAGACACACAGTAACAGGAGCGTGACGACATGACTGATTCCACCACCACGTCACTCAACAGCCTGTTTGCTGAGATTTACGAGGGCGCCTTGTTTGTGGCGCGTGAGCAAAGTCTCATGCCAGGGCTGGTGACGAACTATTCTGCAACGGGTATGCAGAACCGCAACATCGGGATTTACCCGACGCTGACCGCCCAGGAAGTGGACGAAGGCACCGACTACGCCAACGCCACCGAATGGACGAAGTCCAGCAAGATGGCGCTGACGCCCAAGGCCGTGATCACCCAGGTGGTCCTGACCGACCAGCGCATCGCCACCGACACCGATGATGCACGCCGGGACGCGGCCCGCGAGATGGGCGGCGCCATCGCTACGAAGATTGATACCGACCTGCTGGACCTGTTCAGCGGCTTCGACAACACCATCGGCGCGTCGGGGTCTTCAATGACCATCAAGCGCGTGGCCGCGGGCATTGCCCTGCTGCGCAACGCCAACGCTCCGAATCCCATCTTCGCCGTCCTGCACCCCTACCACTGGCAAGACGTGTGGGTGGAGCTGGGGCAGCCGTCGGCGAGTCAGTCGTTCCTCGGCGATGTGGCCAATGAGGCCATGCGCCAGTGGTACGTCGGGTCGTGGATCAACGCGACGTGGTTTGTCAGCGCCAATATCGCGCTGTCGGGCACGGACGCCTACTCGGGCCTGTTCAATCCCGAGGCGCTGGCGCTCGACACCCGCAAGCCGCCGACCATCGAGCCGGAACGCGACGCCTCCAAGCAAGCCTGGGAGCTGAACATGACGGCCTGGTACGGCGTGGCCGAGCGGCGCGGCGAGTACGGCTGCTATCTGTTGGGCGACGCTTCAACGCCTGACGGGTCATAAGGGAGGAGAGGCTGATGTTTGGGTCCAACAACGTTCAAACAGTGTCGTTCCATATCACCGATCCGGGTGCGGACGACAAGAACATCCACCTGATGCGCGCGCCGTCGGAGTCGAAAGTCACCATCAAACGCGCGTATCTCACCGTCCAGGGCGCTCAGGGCGCGGGCTCCGCGACCGAGTTCTACCTGTACAACTTCGGGACGGCGGGCACGGCCATCAAGTCGAGCGGCGGCACGGTTGCTGCCAAGCTCGGCGGCACGGCCACGACGGTCCGGCTCTCGGCGGCCACGCCAGCAGCCTACACCATCAGCAACGACACGCTGGCGGCGGGCGAATGGCTGGTGTGCAACACGCAGGAAACCGGCGACTGGGTAGAAGTGCAGGCGACGATTTCGCTGGACTACGTCATCGGCGACGCCAGCTAACCCACGTCCCACGCACGCAATGGGGGCGGCGTGAGGCCGCCCCTCCTATCCCATCCCAGGAGGATGTGTTGGCAACCATCATGATTCATTCGAACGCCCCGCAAGCGCCGACGGGCTACGCCAACCAGGTGGCGCTGTTCGCGCCCCTGCTGCAAGAGGCGGGCCACGAGGTGATTGTCAGCGCGTTCTATGGCCTGAAGGGCGCCGAACTCACGCTGAACGGTATCCGGGTGATACCGGGCGGCTATGACGAGTACGGCAACGACATCCTGCAGGCCCACGTCCAGGCGCACCAGCCGGACCTCATCTGGACGCTGATTGACGCCTGGGTGCTGTGGCCCGACACGGTGCAAGACCTGCCGCTGGCCATGTGGGCGCCGGTCGACCATGACCCGATACCACCCGCCGTGGTGGAGGCGCTGCGCCACGCGCGCTGGCCCGTCGCCTATTCGCGCTTCGGTGAGCGCGAGATGAGGCGGGCGGGGCTGGATGCCCTGTACGTGCCGCACGGCGTGGACTGTGACCTGTTCGCGCCGGCGGACCGCGCCACGGCGCGCCAGCAGTGGGGCGTGCCGGAGGACGTGTTCCTGGCCGTGACGGTGGCGGCCAACAAGGGCCTGCCCTCGCGCAAGGGCCTCGACCGGCTGCTGAAGGCGTGGGCGCGGTTTGCGGAAACGCGACGGGACGTGCTGCTCTACGTGCACACCTTCCCGCTGCCCAACTATCACGGCCTGGACCTGCTGCAGCTCGCGCGGTTCTACGGCTGCGAGGATACGGTGCGCTTCCCGGATATGGCGCTGTTCGCCACCGGGGGCTACACGCCGCCGGCGCTGGCCGCGCTGTACAACGCGGCGGATGTGTTCGTGCTGCCCAGCATGGGCGAGGGGTTTGGCATTCCACTGGTGGAGGCGCAAGCCTGCGGCTGCCCGGTCATCACGACCGACTACACCGCCCAGGCTGAGCTGGCCTTCTCCGGCTGGACCATCCCGGTGGGCTGGGCGGACCGCGTCTGGACGTACCAGGACAGTGAACAGGCCAGCGTCAAGCCGAGCGCCATCGTGACGGCGCTGGAAGAGGCGTATGCCGCGCGCGGGGATGGGGCGCTGCGCGAGCAGGCCCGCACGGCCGCGCTGCCCTACGACGCGCGGCGGGTGTTCGGCGAGTACATGCAGCCCGTCGTGGCGCGGCTGCTGGAAGAGGTCGGGGCGGGGGAGGTGGCGGATGCGCGTGTTACTGCATAGCGAGTCGCCGCTGCGCCGCACCGGCTACGCCGTGGCCGCGGGCCTGACGGCGCGGCTGCTCAAAGAGGCCGGCCACGAGGTGTTTATGTCCACCTTCGAAGGGCACGCCGGCCTGCCACTGGTGTTCGACGGCCTGGCGCTGCTGCCGCCCGGCGTGGACCGCTTCGGGAATGACGTGCTGGAGCACTACGTGAAACAGTTCAAGCCCGACGTGCTGGCGCTGCTGCATGACATTTGGGTCATGCGCCCGGAGATTTTGCAGCGCGTGCCGGCGGCAGCCTGGACGCCCATCGACCAGGCGCCCGTGCCCGCCGAGCACCTGCCCCACCTGCGGGCCTGTCGCTACCAGATGGCCTATTCCCGGTTTGGCGAGCGCGAGATGCGCCAGGCTGGCCTGGACCCGCTGTACGTGCCGCTGGCCTACGACGAGGACGTCTACAAGCCGGCAGACCGGCGCGCGGCACGGCAGAAGGCGGGCGTCGATGACGGGGCGTTTTATGCCGTGTTCGTGGGCACGAACATGGGCATCCCCTCGCGCAAGAGCGTGGACCGCGTCATCAAGGCGTGGGCGCGCTTCGTGGAGGGCCACCCGGACGCCGTGCTGTACATGCACACCAACCAGACCGACGCCGACGGCGGCTTTGACCTGAGCGTGCTGGCGGAGCACTACGGCCTCCAGCCGCGCAACCTGCGCTTTGCCGAGGTCTACGCGCTGCGCTGCGGGCGCTATACGCCGGCGGCCATGGCGACGCTCTACAACGCGGCGGACGTGCTGCTGGCGCCGTCGCGCGGCGAGGGCTTTGGCCTGCCCGCGGTGGAGGCCCAGGCGTGCGGCTGCCCGGTCGTGGTGTCGGGGTTCAGCAGCCAGCCTGAACTGTGCTTCGGTGGGC